GTATTCGAGCACCTCGCCGCTATTCAGGTCCGTCTGCTCCACCGCCTCGCCATCAAACATCCGCGCCGCGCCTAGCCCCGACCCCCATACTGGCAGGTTCTCCTCCGGCCGCTCCATGCCGTCGCCCTCGAACTGAACGACGGTGGCATTGGAGGGCGGCGTAACATCCTCGGGCGAGATGATCTGCGCCGGACTGACCTCAAAGGCGCTGGCGGCCTTGTCGATCCAGTCTTGTGTGAGGCGTCGCTGCCCCTTCTCCAGCCGCTCGACCTGCTGACCGCTGGTCCCCATGCGACGGCCTAACTCCGGGCGTGACCAGCCGCGCGCATCGCGCAATGCCCCGATATTGTTGACCGACGCCATGTCGCATTGTGCACCAAACCGGTGTTCAGCGCCCATACGCCAGATTGGTGTTGACGAAGCCGTCTGAGTAGCACCATAATGGTGTTGCATGGAGGCTAGTCGATGACGCTGAAGGACTGGATGGCAAGCAACGAGACGAACGTCTCGCAGCTGGCGCGACGGATCGGGCGCTCGCCTGAAGCCGTACGCCGGTACGCCGCCGGCGAGCGCATCCCCGATCGCGACACCATGCCTTTGATCGCCGACGCGACCGGCGGCGCGGTCACTCCGAACGACTTCTTCGGAATAGCCGCATGACCCTCGCCGACCACCCCGACCTCGCCACGACCGCGCCTGATCGGGCCTGGGCGAGCCGCACCGGCAAGCAGGTCTTCATCGCCGGTTGCCACGCCGCCGACGCGCGGGACGAGCTTGTCGCCGAGCTGGTGGTCGAGGCGCTGAACGACAGCGTGGCCCGGCGCATGGCGGAGGTCGGGGCGGCTGCGGTCGTGCGGCTGGCGGGCGGGGATCATTCCGCAGGAGATACGATGTGAGCAGTCCGGCAATCCACCGGTCCTACCGTGTCGCCTCCGCTTCAAAGCTGGTCGAGGCGCTCGCCGACCGGCTTACCGTCATCAAAGAGGAGGACGGCCTCACCGACGCTGACCTCGGTGCCGTGATGCACAAGGGCGCGGACCAGGGCGCGAAGTATCGCACTGGCCTGGCCGAGATGGGGGCGGTCGCCTTCCTACGCGGGTGCGAGCGGTGGAACGGCCGCTTCGCCAACGACGCGCTGGCACTGGTCGGCATGAAGCTGGTGCCGCTCGACGCTGAGCCGGTGAGCGACCGCGCGCTCCAGACCCGCCTCGCCAAGCTGATGCTCGAGCTGTCGGTTGCGCTGGAAGATGGCGTGATCGACGATCTCGAGGCGGCGCGCATGAAGCGGACGCTGATCGAGGCGGGTGAGGCGATTGACGCGCGGAGGGCGGCGTGAGCCAAGCCGCGATCCTCTCCGCGCTCGCCAGCGGGCCCAAGACGCGGGCGGAGGTCGCCGCCCACGCCGGCGTGCCGATCGACAAGGCTGCCTTTCGCAAGCTCGGCCTCGCGGGTAAGGTTCGCCTGGTCGATCCACTCAAGCCGCGCCGCGGCAGGCCGGGCGTGTACCGGCTGGTGACGCAGGCCGAGCGCGCGGCGCGGTATCTATGCGCCGACGGATGCGGGACGGGCGTATCCAGGCCAGGCAATCGGTGTCGACCGTGCGGCTTCCGGGCGAGCATCGGCCGCGCCATCGCACGCGATCCGGTCGAGGACGCCGCAGGCTCGTGCGCCGCCCTCCACGACGCGATCCACGCGCTCTACGCCCGCACCGCGGCGCGGTTGGGGTGCTCGGTCGAGGCGGCGCGGCTGGTGCTGCTGTATTCGCCGGCGCAGATCGGGGCGATGGCCGCGTGATCGCCCTCCGCCCCTATCAGCAGGCGATCGTCGACGATGCGCGTACCGCGTTCCGCGCCGGCCGCCGCAAGGTGTTGGTCCAGCTCGCGACCGGCGGCGGCAAGACTGTGCTCGGCAGCTTCATGGTGCACGGCAGCAGCAGCCGCGGGCGCACGTGCTGGTGGCTGGTCCACCGCCGCGAGCTGATCCGCCAGGCGAGCGGCACCTTCTACGACATGGGCATCGCGCACGGCATCGTCGCCGGCGGCCACACCAGCGACCCGCACGCGCGCGTCCAGGTCGGCAGCATCCAGACGCTCGCGCGTCGGCTCGATCGGCTGCCGTTTCCCGACATGATCGTCTTCGACGAGACGCACCACATCGGCGCAGCGCAGTGGTCGCAGATCTTCGAGGCCTACCCGCAGGCCTACGTTCTCGGTCTCACCGCGACGCCGTGGCGGCTCGACGGGCGCGGCCTCGGCAGCTGGTACGAGCACATGGTCCAAGGCCCGGCGGTCGCCGAGCTGATCGAGGCGGGCTCGCTGTCACGCTACCGGCTCTTTGCGCCATCGCAGCCCGACATGACCGGCGTCGAGACGCAGGCCGGTGACTTCAAGCAGCGCCAGCTCGCCAGTGTGATGGACAAGCCGTCGATCACCGGCGACGCGGTCGAGCACTACCGCACGCTCTGCGCGGGCAAGCGCGCGGTCGCGTTCGGCGTGTCGATCGAGCACAGCCGCCACGTCGCCGCGTCCTTCGTCGCCGCGGGCATCGCCGCCGAGCACGTCGACGGGCAGATGGATCACGGCGCGCGGGACGCCGCGGTCGCGCGCTTCGTCGCCGGCGAGACGCTGGTGCTCTGCAACGCCGACCTGTTCGGCGAGGGCTTCGACGTCCCCGCGATCGAGGCGGCGATCCTGCTGCGCCCGACGCAGTCGCTGTCGCTCTACCTCCAGCAGGTCGGCCGCGCGCTGCGCCCCGCGCCGGGCAAGGCGCACGCGATCATCCTCGACCACGCAGGCAACAGTCTCCGCCACGGCCTCCCCGACGACGACCGCGATTGGACGCTCGCCGACCGCGAGAAGAAGAAACGCGCAGCCGCGTCCGACAGTCCGGTGCGCCAGTGCCTCAAGTGCTACCGCGTGTACCGGCCGCAGAAACAGTGCCCCGGGTGCGGCCACCAGCCGCCGGTCGCCGCGCGTGAGGTGGAGGAGCGCGAGGGCGCGCTGGTCGAGATCGCCGCCGCGCAGCAGAAGCGGGCGCGATGGGCGGAGGAGCGCGACTGCGTGTCGCTCGACGACTGGCAGCGGCTCGCCGCCGCGCGCGGGTACAGGCCCGGCTGGGCGATGGTGCGGTGGCAGCAGCGTCAGCGGAGGGCGGCATGAGCTGGTCCCCGCAGCAGGACCGCGCGATTGCGGATGTTGGGGCTTGGCTCGCCGATCGCGCTGGCAAGCAGGTGTTCCGCCTGTTCGGCTATGCCGGGACGGGCAAGACGACGCTCGCGAAGGAACTCGCCAAGTCGGTGAAGGGTACGGTGTTGTTCGCCACCTTCACCGGCAAGGCGTCGCTCGTGCTGCGCAAGAAGGGCTGCGAGGACGCCTCCACGATCCACTCGCTGATCTACAAGGTCGAGGTCAACGAGCGCACCGGCGAGGCGAGTTTCATCCTCAACCCGGAGAGCGCGCTGGCGGACGCCAAGCTGCTGATTGTCGACGAGGTGTCGATGGTTGGCGAGGCGCTCGCCAAGGACCTGCTCAGCTACGGCAAGCGCATCCTGGTGCTCGGCGATCCGGCGCAGCTGCCGCCGGTGAAGGACGAAGGGTTCTTCATCAACGCCGCGCCCGACATCATGCTGACCGAGGTTCACCGTCAGGCGCGCGACAACCCGATCATCCGCATGAGCATGGACGTCCGCGAGGGCGGGCGGCTTGAGCGCGGCACCTACGGCGACAGCCGTGTGATCTCTTGCTCCGACGTCGGCCAGGACGAGCTGCGCGATCTGGTGATCGGCGCGGACCAGCTTCTCTGCGGCCTCAATCGCACGCGTACCGCCTACAACCGCCGCATCCGCGCGCTGAAGGGACTCGCCGGGCAGGCGGAGAGCTGGCATCCGACCGCGGGTGACCGCCTGATCTGCCTCAAGAACAAGCGCGAGAAGCAGCTGTTCAACGGCGCGATGTGGGTCGCGGATGCGGTCGGCGACAAGTTCCGGTGCTTTGGCATTGAGGCGACTTCGTTGGACGAGGTACGCGATCCGCTTTCGCTCGAAGTCGCCGAGGAGTTCTTCAGCGGTGCCGAGCACACGCTGCACTGGAAGGAGCGTCGGCAATACGACGAGTTCACGTTCGGCTGGGCGATCACTTGTCACAAGTCGCAAGGATCGCAGTGGGACGACGTGATCGTGTTTGACGAGAGCGGCGCATTCCGCGAGGCTCGGTCCAACTGGCTCTACACCGCAGTCACGCGCGCGGCCGAGCGGGTCACGGTGGTCGTATGACGCCCCGCACCCCCGCCCCCACGTGGAAGCCGGAGCGCTGCGCCGACTGCCCGGCTCCGCATCCATGCCTCAGCCGCAACGGACGCCACGGCCCGTGGCGCTGCCCCGCCTGCGACCGGAGGGCGGCATGACGCACGGCGACCTGGTCAACGAGGTGGTGGTCGCGCTGTCCGCGGGCGGCGCGCTCGCATGGAAGAACAACACGGGCGTGCTGCGCGACGCCAACGGCCGCCCGGTCCGCTACGGCTGCGTCGGCTCACCCGACGTCGTCGCCTGTGTCGCCGGCCGCTTCGTCGGCGTCGAGTGCAAGGTCGGCCGCGACCGGCAGCGCACCGAGCAGCGCGCGTTCGCCGATGCCACCGCGCGCGCGCAAGGCGTCTACGTGCTCGCCCGCTCCGTCGACGACGTCCGCGACGCGCTGCGACTGGAAGGGCTGACGCTGGAGGCCGCGGCATGACCGACGCCCCCGACACCTTCGCCGCCCTCGCGCGCGATTACGCCGACTTCTACCGGCGCCTTGACGCGATTGCCGACGATCACTCGCCTGGTGCCGTCTGGCGCCGCGCCAATCGCGCGTCCCGCGCCGACCTGCCGCGCGCGCGCAAGTGGAAGGCGCGCTTCCTCGACCTCGACCCCGCGCCACTCCACAATGCGGTCGCGCTCGACGGCATGGCGCCGATGCTCTGGGAGGACGCATGGCATCTCGCCGTGGCGCTGCCGCAGCCCGGACCCTACGCGCTCGAATTCGAGCCTGACGACGTGCTGCTGATCGCCCGCGACGGTCGCGCGCAGATGCTCGGCGATCCGGCCTGCGCCTACATCGCCCCCGCGCGCGAGCAGGAGCGGCTGACGATCCGCACCGATGCGAAGGCGTGGGCGCGCGACATCGCTCTCCAGCGGCTCGAATGGTGGGGCCTGCGCCGCGAGCGCCGCCGACTGCTCCAGGCCGAGCCGACGTGGGTCGGCGAGCCCACCACCGCGCTGATCATGGGACCGCTCGCCAAGGTGCGCTGGTCCGACTTCCGCGCCACGGTGATCGAGGTGCCCGCCGACCTCCGGCAGCAGGTCAATCGCGCGGTCTACGCCCAGGCGCAGCTCCCCCGCATCGAGGGGCGCGCATGATGGCCGAACTCTTCGAGCTGAACGCATGGAAGCACCAGCTTCAGCAGGGCGACCGCGGGCCGAAGCGGAACCTTACGAACCTGATGCTGCATCTGCGGAACCTGCCGGGCATGGGCGGGCAGTTCCGGCTCAACGACCTATCGGGCGCGGTCGAGTGGAAGGGCGTCGAGCTCACCGACAGCAGCTACATCGATGTGCGCCTTCAACTCGAGGCCGCGGGCTATCAGCCGACCGACAAGGATTTGCCCGGCGCGATCATGCGGCTTGCGGAAGACAATCGCTACAACCCCGTCGCCGACTACCTCAACGCTCTGCGCTGGGACGGCAAGGCCCGGATCGACCGCTGGCTCCAGCATGTGTTCGGCGTCGACGACACCGCGCTCCACCGCGCGTTCGGGTCGATGTTCTTGATCAGCGCCGCGGCGCGCGCGCTCCGGCCGGGCGTGAAGGTCGACACCATGCTGATCCTAGAAGGCGAGCAGGGGATCAAGAAATCGTCCGCCGTCACCGCGCTGTTCGGCGAGGAGTTCGTGCTCAACGGGCTGCGCGTCTTCCACGGTCAGGAGGCGGGCCTCTCGCTCCAGGGCCGGTGGGCGGTCGACATGGGCGAGCTCGGCGGCATGGGGAAGGCCGACGTGCGCGACGTGAAGCACTTTCTCGCGCTCACCACCGACAACTTCCGCCCCCTCTGGGGCAAGCACTTCGTCAACCGCGCGCGCCGCATCGTGTTCATCGGCTCGACCAACGAGCAGGGCTACCTGAAGGACGCCACCGGCGCGCGCCGCTTTTGGCCGATCGCGTGCCGCAAGGTCGACCTCGACCTGCTGCGCGAGCGCCGCGACCAGCTCTGGGCCGAGGCGGTGCAGCGGCTATCCGCCGGCGAGTCGTGGTGGATCGACAAGGGCAGCGCGCTCGACCACGAGGCCGCCGTCATCCAGGCCGAGCGGTACAACGAGACCGTCTGGGCGCCGGCGATCGGGCGCTACCTCGAGCAGCCTGACACTCGGATGCGCGGCTGCGTCACGGCGGCCGACGTGCTATCCGGCATCGGCATCACCACCGACCGGCAGACGCGCGACGCCGAGATGACGGTGACCGGCCACCTGACGTTCCTGGGCTGGCGCAAGAAGCGGTGCCTTCGCCACGGGCAGAACCTCAACTGGTGGTTCCCACCCGGCTGTCACCCAGATGACTGACGCACTTTCCATCACTTTCCAACCTAAAACGCCGAGGTTGGAAAGGCGGAATCCCCCGGAAAACTGCGGTTCTCGGGGCGACTTTCCATGCCTTCCATCGAAAAACACGATTTCGGCGGGGAAAACTGCGCTGTTTTTCCTCTTCTGTATTTTTTTTTCGGTTGGAAAGGATGGAAAGAGAGAAAAGACCAGCGGCAAAACAACGACTTGCGGCATTCTGACCTTTCCCACCTTTCCAAGCTGGAGGCCTGATCGTGGAGCAACACAACACCACTGAGCAGTTCCGCCGTCGAGCAGTCGAGGGGGATGGCCTATTCGCCATCGCCTACGCCCTGATGCGGTTGCGAGAAGACCTGTGCTTCGGTGATGGCGGACCTCGCCCAGTCCAAAGTCCGCTCGAGCGCATCGCCATGGCTGCGACCGAGTTGGCCAAGGCGGCCGAGGGGATCGTTGATGTCATGGACCGAGAGGCATGACCCGCACCGACCCGGCGAGCGCATGGTGCATCCTGCGGTGTGCGGGGGCGCGGACGCTCAAGGTGGCGGCGTCGCTCCAGGCGGCGGGGTTCGAGGTTTGGACGCCGGTCGCGATGCAGCCGCGGCGCCCGTTCCGCGGTGTCGTGCCGGCGGGTGAGCGCGCGGTGCCGATCCTGCCGACCTTCGCCTTCGCCCGCGCGTCGCGGCTGGTGGACCTGCTCGCGGCCGCATCCGATCCTACGCGCACCGACCTGCCCTTTTCGGTCTTTCACCAGGGCGAGCGGGTGCCGCTGATTGGAGAGCGGCAGATGGCGGCGCTGCGCCAGGCTGAGGCGGATGCGGCAGAGGAGGCGCGACGCCGTACCGAGATCGCCCGGGTAGCCGCGGACCGGGCCGAGCGCGCTGCCATGCTCCGGACTGAGGCCGCGCGGCGCAAGGCCCTGCGTGCCGAGCGGCGGGCGTTCGAGGTAGGCAGCGCCGTGACGGTGACCGGGATGCCGGCCGTCGCTGGGCTGACGGGCACGATCGTGGAGAGCCGGGGCAATGCCGCGCGCATCCATTTCGGGGGACTGTTCACCGCGACAGTAGAGGCTTGGCAGGTGCTGCCGGTTAGTGTATCGGCGCAGGTGCTGGATGCCGCGTAGCCTCGCAGACGACGATCTTGGCTACCATGCCACTGCGCGTCGCGAGCCACCCGCCAGCCCGCTCGGGTCGAGCCGGTGTTCCCCCGGCGTGCCTGAGCTACTTCCATTCCTCAGCTTCCGGCGCGCGGCGGGTGTCCCCCTTTCGCCGTGCCGTGCGTCGGGAGGCTGATGTGACCGAGCGCAAGGCATGGCAGCGCAGCGGTCCAGACACCCGCATTCGCGGTAGCCAAGGTCAGAAGCTTCGCTCGCGTCGTCTCGCCCGTACGCACGGCCTCTGCGAGATGTGTGAAGCCGAGGACCGGGCCACGCTGGCCACGGTCGTCGACCACGTCACGCCGCTGGCCAAGGGCGGCCGCGACGTGGACGCGAACACGAGGAATCTCTGCGACCGGCACCATGACGAGGTGACCGCCAAGCAGTTCGGCAAGGCAGAGCCGGTCCGCGGCAAGGGCGTGGGGCGCGACGGGCGACCGACCAGCCCGGACCATCCGTGGAGCCGAGCTCGGCGCTGACCCACCCCCGGGTCAAAAGTCTGAGAGGCCGCGAGGCTGGACACCGGCGGCTCCCTTCATACGCACCGCGAGCAAAATCTGAGGGGGGAGGGTTTCGGTCCCGCCGGCCGGGAGAACGCTGATGGCCGACGTGATCGAGCTGCCGGGCGGCGACGGCGTTCCGCCCGAGCCCAACTGGACCCGCTACTTCGGCCGCAAGGCGGACCGCGAGGCGGCGTCCGAGCACTGGAAGCGGATCGTCAGCGAGATGCGCGGCGCGGAGAAGCTGGCGGTCGCGAACACGCACGCGATCCAGCGCCTCGTGGTCGCCTACGTCACCTTCGACATCTCGGCGAAGGCGGTGCTGAAGCTCGGCCCGGTCGTGCCCGCGCCGAAGACCAAGGTGCCGACGTACAACCCGTGGTGGACCACGATGCAGAACGCAGCGTCGACCGCGGACACGCTGGAAAAGCAGCTGTGCATCTCGCCGCGTGACCGCGGAGCCGGCGCGAAGGTCGAGAAGAAGGCCCGGCGTGTGACCGGCGCCGATCGGTACATCCGTCAGCGTGGCTAATCGCTTCCTCGGGGCCGAGGACCCGACGACGGCCTGGGCCAAGGCGGCGGTCGACGGGAAGATGTTCGTCGTCGGCGAGCTGGTGCGGCACGCGGCCGAGCGGCACCTTCGCGATATTCGCGACGGCGAGCGGCGCGGCATCTACTGGCGCCCAGACGCGGCGGCGCACGCGCTGGAGTTCCTGCCGTCCGTCTTCCAGGTGACCGATGGCCTGGCGGCGGGGCAGCCGTTCCACCCGCTGGAGTGGCACACCTTCGTGATGGGGTCGCTGTTCGGCTGGCGCACTGCCACCGACCGCTGGCGGTTCCGCTCGGGCTGGCTGGAGACCGGCAAGGGACAGGCGAAGTCTCCGCTGATGGGCGCGATCGGCGTCTACATCATGGGTTGGTGTGACATCTCGCGCGCGCAGTGCTACGCGATCGGCGAGGACAAGAAGACCGCGAACGTCCTGTTCCGCGACGCCGCGGCGATGTGCCGCGCGACGATCCCGGACCGCGACGAGGGCGAGAGCCTGGTTTCGCTCGGCGAGGTCAAGCTGAGCGGCGAGCTGGAGAACGTCTGGAGGATTGAGCACCCGGACAGCGGATCGTTCTTCATGCCGATCGCGAGCGGCGAGAGCCTGTCCGGTCCGCGGCCGAACTACGTCGCCGGTGACGAGATCCACGAACTGACCGACGAGAACGTCCTGCAGACGTGGAAGCGCGGCATCGACAAGGTCGCCGGCCACGCGCTGATGCTGATGGGCACGAACACGCCCGCCACCACGCAGCACGTCGGCACGGCCTGGTCGGAGATGTACCAGCAGATCGCTAATGGCGAGGCGCGCGACGACACCGCGTTCGCGTTCGTTGCCCGGGTCGACAAGGCTGACCGAGAGACCGTGTTCGAGAACGAGCGCTGCTGGCAGAAGGCGCTGCCCGCGCTCGGCGAGACCTTCCCGATCGAGAACATCCGGGAGACCGTCGCGTCGGCGCTCCTACGCCCGTCGACCAAGTCGAGCGTCAAGCGCCTCTACTTCGGCATCGACACCGCGGCCGCCGACTTCTGGATCGACGAGGAGAAGTGGTCGGCGGTGCAGGGGCCGGTCGACGCCCGGAAGATGCGCAAGCGCCGGTGCTGGCTGAGCCTCGACCTGTCGAAGAAGAACGACCTGACCGCGCTCGGTGCGGCGTGGGAGCCGATCGCGGACGAGCCGCTGGCAGTCAAGAACTGGTACTGGACGACCAAGGAAGGTCTGAAAGAGCGCGCCGAGGCGGACAAGGCGCCCTATGTCGAGTGGGTCGAGGACGGCTACCTGGTAGCCACGCCGGGCGCGACGATCGATTACACCTTCGTCGCCATGCAGGTGAAGCAGCTCGACGCCGAACAGGACGTGGTGGAGATGGTGGTCGACCCCGCCTTCATCGCCGACTTCACTGCGGCGTGCGGCGAGGTCGGGCTGGCGGTGTGGCGGTACGAGGGGCCGGGCAAGCCTGAGGGACGCGGACTGAAGATCGTCGCGCATGGTCAGGGCAAGAAGGTGGTGTTTGAGGATCGGCAGCTCTGCATGCCGCACTCGATCACGCGCACCGAGGATCGCATCCTCGAAGGGCCGGACAAGATCGTCATCGACGCTTCGCCAGTGACGTACAGCTGCGCGGCAAACGCCGCGCTGGACTTCGACGGCCAGGGCAACCGCGCGTTCGACAAGGTGCGCTCGCGCGGTCGGATCGACGGCATGGTCACCACCACGATGGCCGTCGGCGCCGCGACCGCGAACGTGAAGCCGAAGCGCAAGTCGGTGTACGAGAGCCGGGGCATTCGCCGGGTCTGAGGAGGGCGGATGGCTGCACTTTCGCCCGACGATTACCGGCGCGCGGCCGGCGGCCGGCGGTCGATCAGTCCGCTGCGCGCGGCCGCTCCGCCGGTCTACGCCTACTCGGTTCACGACCTCACCTGCGGCGCCGATCCGGTGCTCGGCGCCTTCCTGCGCGGCGGGCGGCAGGGTATCTCCGGTGTGACGGTCACCGACCGGACGGCGGTGCGCAACTCGGTCTTCTACCGCGGCACGTCGCTGATCGCGGGCTCAATCGGCATGCTCCCGCTGTCGATGTACCGGCGCAAGGCGGATGGAACGACCGAGAAGGCGGTCGATCACCCGCTCCACTCGGTGCTGAAGCTGGACCCGCTCGGCAACGGCGCGCTCACACCGAGCGAGTTCAAGAGCTTCATGCAGCTCGCGGCGCTGTTCGACGGCAACGCCTACGCGCGCGTCATCCGGCTCGGCGGCGACATCCAGGCGCTCAAGCCTTTTGAGCGCCGGACGGTCACCAGGGAGTGGGTCGGCGGCACGCTGCGCTTCAAGCACCAGCCCAAGAGCGGCGGCACCGAGTACCTGTCCGCCGACGACGTCTTCCACTTCCGCGCGCCAGTCTCGCTAGACGGTCTGAACGGTCTAGGGTTGCTTGACGTCGCGGCCGACACCATCGGCCTTGCGCAGCTCGCCGAGAGCGCGCTGACGAACCTGTGGCGCAAGGGCGTGATGGCCGGCGGCGCGCTGTCGACGAAGGAAGCCCTGAGCGACGAGGCCTACGCGCGGCTGAAGACGAGCCTGCGGGAAGAGTATGCGGGCGCCGAGGGCGCGGGCGACTGGATGCTGCTCGAAGAGGGGATGGAGGCCAAGCCCTTCTCCGGCTCGGCGCGCGACAACCAGCTGGTCGAGCTCTACAAGTTCCTCGCCGAGGAGGGCTCGCGTTTCACCGGCGTGCCGCGGCCGCTGCTGATGTTCGACGAGACTGCTTGGGGCAGCGGCATCGAGCAGCTCGGCCTCTACTTCGTCGTCTACTGCCTCCTGCCCTGGTTCGTGATCTGGGAAGAAGCGATCTGGCGGCTGCTATCCCGCCAGGAGAAGCAGGCACGGAACGGCGACGTGCTCTACGCCAAGTTCAACGAGCGCGCGCTGCTGCGCGGCTCGATGAAGGACCAGGCCGAGTTCCTCGCCAGCGCGCTTGGCTCGGGCGGTGGCAAGCCCTTCTTCGAGGTCAACGAAGCGCGCGAGACGCTCGACATGAACCCCCATCCCGAGGGCTCCGGCCTCCTGCCCCGCGCAGGCACGACCGCCGCCGCAATCGTCGAGGACTAGGATGCAGCGCAGTAGCCTTCGCGCCGTCTTCGCGGCGGAGCGTCCGCCCGAGATCGCCAACATCGGCTCGGGCGCCGATTGGAAGTTCGAGACCCGCGCGCTCGCGCCCGACTTCGAGAAAGTCGAGGTGACGGCGCTGGCGTCGGATCGGCCGACCATCTCGATCTTCGGCTACATCGGCGATGACGGCGACGGCGGCGGGATCACCACCGCGCGCATCGCGGCCGCGCTCCGGTCGACCGCAGGCAAGCCGATCACCGTCGAGATCAACTCGCCGGGCGGCAACTATTTCGAGGGCGTGGCGGCCTACAACCTGCTGCGCCGGCACGACGCCGACGTGCGCGTCGAGGTCGTCGGGATCGCCGCGTCGGCGGCGTCGGTGATCGCCATGGCGGGCGACGAGATCGTGATCGCTGCCAACGCCGAGATCATGATCCACGAGGCGCGCGGGCTGTTCTTCGGCACCAAGTCGGAGATGCGCGACGCTTGGGGCACGTTGGCGCACATCGACACCGCCATGTGCGAGACATACGCGGCGCGCTCCGGCCGCCCGGTCGCCGAGTTCGAGGCGATGATCGCCGGGCAGGACGTGTTCCTGCGCGGGCAGGAGGCGATCGACGCCGGACTCGCCGACGCGCTGATGGAGCGCGAGGCGCAGATGCCGGTCTACGCGACTGCCGACCCCTTCCCGAGCGATCGATCGTCGCTCGACAGCTACCTCGCCAAGCAGGGCATGCCGCGTTCCGAGCGGCGCGAACTGTTCCGCGGGATGACCCCCGAAGCGCGACGAGCAGAGGGCGAGCCGGCTCCGGCCGGCATCACCGAGGAGCAGCGCGAGCGGCTCCTCCGAGCAATGTCCAACTGAGGATATCGACATGAAGACCAATGCGATGATCGCCGCCTCCGTGGCGGCGTCGGCATCGGGCCTGCTCGCCGTTCGCGCCGAGGCCCAGCCGAAGAAGCCCGACAGCATCGAGGCGCTGGCGACGGCGTTCGAGGCGTTCAAGCAGACGCACACCGACCAGCTCGACCAGATCAAGGCAGGCAAGACGGACGTGGTCACGACCGAGCAGCTGTCCAAGATCGAGGGCGACCTCGACAAGCTCCAGGCCGCGGTCGAGAGCGCCAACCTGGCGGCCGCCCTCGGCGGCGGGCGCGAGGCCGAGAAGCCGCGCGATCCCGAGTACAGCGCCGCCTTCCAAGCGTACTTCAAGGGCGGCGCGCCGTCCTCGAAGCTGGAGGAGGTGCGCGCGGCAGCCACTAAGACCGACGGCGAGGGCGGCTACCTCGCGCCGATCGAGTGGGACCGGACCATCGGCAAGAAGCAGAAGGTCATCTCGCCGATGCGCCAGAACAGCTCGGTGATCACGATCAGCGGCGCCGGGTTCAAGAAGGTCTACTCGGACGGCATCGTCGGCTCCGGCTGGGTCGGCGAGACGGCCGCGCGCCCGCAGACCACCACGCCCGGGCTGACCGTCCTCGATTTCGGTCTCGGCGAGGTCTACGCCAACCCGGCCGCCTCGCAGGGGCTGATCGACGACGCCGAGATCGACACCGAGGCGTGGCTCGCCAACGAGGTGAGCCTCGAGTTCGACAAGCAGGAGGGCATCGCCTTCCTGTCGGGCGACGGCGTCAACAAGCCCTTCGGCGTGCTGACCTACGTCACCGGCGCGGCGAACGCGGCCAAGCACCCCTACGGCGCCATCCCGGTGCTGCCATCGGGCGCGGCGGCGGACGTGAAGGCGGACGCGCTGTTCGACCTCCAAGCTGATCTGCCGGCGGAGTTCGTGAGCGGCGCCAAGTTCTACATGAACCGCGGTGCGCAGTCGGCCTTCCGCAAGCTCAAGAACGCCGACGGCGCCTACCTCTGGCAGCCGAGCCTCGCGCTCGGTGTACCGCCCACGCTGGCGGGCGAGCCGGTGGTCGACATGCCGGGCATGCCGAACGTCGGGGCCGGCAACATCGCCGCGCTCTACGGCGACATGGTCGAGACGTACCAGGTGATCGACCGCACGGGCGTGCGGGTCCTCCGCGACCCGTACACCGCGAAGCCTTTCATCCTCTTCTACACGACCAAGCGTGTGGGCGGGGGCGTGAAGAACCCGACGGCGATGCGCGCGCTCAAGATCGCCGCGTCCTGATCCTGATCGGGGCGGCC